TGTCATAGCCTATCACCTCCCTTTCGGGAGAACCGCCTACCGTTATGCAGTACCCGGGGCAGCTTTGTGCGATTTTTTGCACAGTGCTGCCTTGTTTTTATTATACCACAGTGCGCCTTTTTTGTCAAATTATCGTATTTCCGTAACTCCCTCAGGAATATAAACTCCGGTAATTTCCGATTCCGTGAAGGCAGTTTTGTCGATTACGGTTGTTGCTCCGCCGCCGAGAACGCTTGGAATTTCGGGATGCGGACTTGTTCCAAGATAAGCCGTAACGGTCGATATACCGTTGTTTACGGTGTATCTGTAGTCCTCGCCGGAGGTGTACTGCGGAGCTTTTTCCGTTATTTCCTGTCCGAAAACAAACGCCGAAATTTCCGTCAATTCCGCAAGTCCGGAAGCGGTCACGCTCACGGCATGAGTCCCTGCGGACGCCGAAAGCGGAATCGTGAACGAGACCGTTGAAAGCTCTTCGGCATGGAGACTTAGCCTTGCCGAAAAGTCCTGAGCGACGCCGTCCAGATAAGCCTTCACAACGGCAGTGCAGTCCGATTCAGCGAGGAAAACCGCTGCGAAGCTGAGGAAGCATCCCACCTCCGACCTGCACGAAAATCCGCCGTATGCCGCAGTTTTTTCGCCCTCGTAAAGCTCTCCGGGACATTTTTCGAGAGCGACCGTATTCAGCGATTTTGTGACCGTGACGTTCGTTACCGAGCTGACCGACGAACCGGAAGAACTTCCTCCGGCGGACGATAAATTCCCGTTTTCGGCAGGTCCGGGAGCGATGATAGTCTGACGGCTGCGGAACTGCCACGAGTCCGTTCCAATGAGAAAAAAAGTACGTTTTTTGCCGTTTATGCCGCCTCCGACCTCGACTATATCGCCGATATCCAGCGCAGGATTGCCGTGAAATTCGATCGTTCCGGGAGTCCATTCGTGAATGAGCTGACGGTGGAGATTATCTATCCTGTCAGTGTTGGACTTGTACTCAACCGACGGTATATAGCCGTTTTCGGAAAAACTCAGCTTTGAGCCGACCTCCGTTTTGAAGCTTCCGGTTGTGTAAGTCCGACCGTACTTGTCGGTATACGAAACAGATCTCGTGCCGAAAACGTACTCGCCAAGCGACAGTCCGAAGCGTTTTTCCGCCGTGATCGTGTACGGAATTTTCGTGAATCTGCGGAACTCGATCTTTCCCTCACGGTTCGCAAAGGCAAATCCACCGATAAGCTGCGAGATCATCCGGACTTCCTCCCAGCACGTTTCGGCAAACGAGATCTTGTAGAGCATTTGCTCCGGTTCTCCGACCATTTCGGCGATCTCCGCCGCCGTTTGTGCAAACTCCACCCCCGCTTTCTCCGAGACGAAATCAAGGACATTCCTCAAAAATATCATTCCCGTTGAATTGTCGTCGCACCGCACCTGCAAGCGGTTCATACGGTCGCTGCATTTTAAAATTATCCTGTCGCCCGTCTCACGCTTTGGGTCGGTTATGTCCCACACTCCAAGCGGTATCCACTCCGTTTCGCTTTCCGAAACCTCAACTCCGAATTCCAGCCGCAGCTCTCCTCCACGAAAACGGTTTGAGAGGACTCCCGGCATCCGCACAGTCACCTCCGCCGTCCCCACGTACATCCCGCCAAAATTGAATACCTCCGGCTCTTCTACGCATTGCTTGTCGTATCGGGGTCTGCCGTCAAGTTCATCGTCTTTGAGAGTGTACGTCGTGCCGTCGATCTGATGGATTATTGCTTTAATGTGCTGAATTTTTTTATAGTCCTTCAGCGCCTCCAGAAAGGCTTCCGACACCTGATACATACCGCACCTCCTATATCTGTATCAGATTAACCGACAGCTCCGCAGTCAGCCCGTTATCGTTCAGACTTCTGTCGCCGGGATACATTTTTACAGTGAAAATTTCGCCTGCGTATCTGAATCTGACTGTCTGCTCAAACCTGCTTAAAAGCGGAACGATCTGAGCAATTTCTTCGGAATGTCCTTTGAATTTCAGGTTCAGTTTAAATGTGTCTTTGCGAATGAGATAACGTATCGCTTCTCCAGTTTCGGCGGAGCGACCTGAGCCGTCCGCCAGCAGATCGGAAGTTATAACGGTATATCCGTCACGAAGCGGCTGAACTGCCAGCGGTTCGCCGTCAATTGATTCTATTGCAAGCATTATCCGAACCTCCTTGATTTGTCGTCTGCACAGATTTTCAGAACGGCTCGTCTGAAATCCGAACCGAAAACCGAGCCTATAATTTCAGCCGAAAGACCGCCCTTAAGAAGCTGAACTATGACTTTGAGCAGTTCGATTATTTCTGAATTATCTCCGCCGAGCATTCCCTGAAGCTTTGAAAGCGGAGCAATGACCTCCGGGTCAACAGCAGCATTTCTGTTGTCTCCGACCATTGCAAGAGTCGGAGCTGCTGCCAGTCCGCCGTTTGCAAGCTTCGGTATCTCCGGAATGTCGATTGACGGCAGCCAAGAGAACGGCTCCCAGTCAAAAATCTCAACGTTTCTGATACCGTCAAGAGCTGAATTTATTGCGTTAAAAGGCTGAGCAATGACCCAGTTTATGCCGTCGATAAGACTGTTTACAACGCCCTTGAATACTTCCGAAATGCTGTCAACAATGCCCCCGAATATTTCTCCGCCCCTGCTGAAAACATCCTTGACCGCTTGCCACGCCTCGGAAAAAGTGTCCCTGAACCAGCTTGTAACGTGACTGAAACAGGATTTTATGCCCTCCCAGACCTCGCTGAAAAACTCTCCCGGCTTTGCAAATACCGACTTGATATTATCCCACGCAGTACGGAAAATCTCCCCGAACCATGCACCGACAGCCGAAAACGCTCCTTTGATATCGTCCCACCTGTCCGAGAACCATCCGCCGACGCCTTTGAAAATCTCCTTGATCTTATCCCATGCTGCGGAAAATTTTTCCTTGAACCAATCATCAATTTTTGAGAAAACTTCCTTGATAGTTTTCAGCATTCTGGTGAAAATCTCTTTGATTTTTGCGATTCCGTCAGATATGGCATTGAACAGACCATCAACGATATATCCGCCCATTACAGCCATTTCCTTTGACGGACTATGGATTCCGAAAGCCTTTTTAAAGCCTTCGATAAATGGTTTGAAAATGTTGTCTTTGATCCATTTTCCGACAGAAAGCAAGCCGTCTGCGATTCCTTTGAGAAGTCCGAGAGCAACGTTTCCGCCGCATTCGTCGATTTTTCCTGAGAAATATTCTCCGATAGACTTCACAAGATTTTCAAGCGCACCCCAGATGAAAGAAACTCCTGCGCCGAGAGCCGAACCGAGCAGCGTAAAGAACTTTCGAGCAATTCCCGAAAAGTCGATAGAGCCGATAAATTCTGCGATTTTAGAACCTATTTGCCGCCAGTTTATAGTTTGAACTGCGTTTATCGCCGAATCAAGAAACCCCTTGATTCCTTCTGAAAGGGTTCTTCCGGCTTTTCCGAAGTCGATGCCGTCGAACCAGCCGTTTACCGCCGTCCCGAATGCGTTTCCGAAGCCCGACCAGTCAAACGTCGTAACAAAAGAATAAGCGGTATCGACGACCGCCTGTATTCTCGCTGAAAAGGCTTTTCCGAACTGTTTCCAGTCGGTTTTCTTTATCGTCTGATTGAGTCCATTTGCGATTCCACCGCCTAATTTGTCCCACTTGACCTTGCTGTAAAAAGTGTTTATCGCTCCGGTTATCGTGTTGAGTCCGCCTGCGAGCGTGTCTCCGAGAGTTTCCCAGTTTATGTTATCGAGAAAACCGTTGATTCCGTCGGTTATTTTACCGATCCCGCTGTTTACCTTTGACTGGATTTTCTCCCAGTTTATAGAGCCAAGAACGGAATTTACCCTTTCGGCGAGGATAGCTCCGACTCCTGCCCAGTCTCCCGATCTTATCGAATCTTTAAGACGTTCTGCCCAGTCCGGAAGCTCCGGTTCTGACATATCGATGCTGCCGTAGTCAATTCCCTGTTTTTCCGAACCGGAGGAACTGTCGCCATTATCGCCTGAAAGAATATTCATCTCGTCTATACCGGCAGTGGACAGTTTTGCTTTTTTAGCGCTATCAGATACGCTCTTGAGCTTTTTTGTGGCTTCCGCCGCCTGCTTGTACGTAGTGCCGAAAAGACCTGAGATGAATCCGGCAACCGACCTCGTAACGCTTGCAAGTCCCGACATCAGAGTGTTCAGTGCAGGCATTATCGCCTGCAATATCGGCGTAAACGCTATCGAAAGATTCGCCTTGACCGCATTGAGCGACTTTGAAAATTCCTCGTCAGCATTCGCCGCTTCTATAAGTCCGTTCTTGATCGCACGGAACGCTGCATATATCCCTGCTATGAGAAACACATTTTTAAAAGTCGTTTTCAGCGCTTTTCCGAGCTTTGAAACAGGTTTTGTTACGCTGGAAACTGACTTGCCGAGATTTTTAAACCTTGAGCCTATTGAACCTGCTGCTTTGCCTAACGTACCCAGTGCCTTGCTGCCGACGGTTTTAATTTTGCCAAAAGCCGATTTAATTATTGAATTACTTTTAGACGTTGTCTTTTCGTTTATTTTTTGGATTTTAGCAGCGTTCTGTTCTTCAATTGCAGTTATTCTTGCTGAATTCTGCTCCTCGATTTGACGGATTTTAGCAGCGTTTTTCTCCCGAATAGACATAATTTTTTCTTCAAAAATCTGCTTTTGCTTATCGGCAGGATTAACGCCTGACGGCTCAGAAAGTTTCATCAGCGATGAATGAAGCTTATCAATTTTATTTTGTGTAGAAATTATCTTCTGCTCTGTCGCTGCAAGCTGAGCAGTAATCTTGTTTGAAGGCTCTGCTGTGGAAAGCTCCTGCCATTTTTTCTGGAGCAGATTCATCTGAGTATTTGTAAGGTCTATTTCCTGTCTTAATCGAGCGACCGGATCGCTGCTGACTTCAAATTTTCCGAATTCGGCAAGCTTTTTATTAGCTTTTTCAACGGTTTCCCTGATTGGCTTACCAATGGCTTCCGCAAATTCATCGGACTGCTTTGTGATCTCAGCGGTGTTGTATTTCATATATTTTTCGCCTGATGAAGCTGCTTTTTCAGGAATTGAATTTGCCGCTTCAAGCATAGCTTTCCGCTGCTGTTCTTCTCTTTCCAAAAGACGTTTTATAGCGTCCTCAACACCGTTATCTATTGATTTACCGGCATTTTCAACAGCCTGACTTACAGTTTTTGCCGCAGTCTTACCGACATTTTTTATAGGTTCTTCGATGTTCGCCCTTATGGTTTCGCCAATTTTTTCCGCCGGACTGCGTACAGAAGATTTTATTTTTTCAAGCTGCTCTCCGAGTTTATCCTTGATGACAAGATCAAGCGAAATGACTCCTGCTGAAATTCCTGACATTTGCTTTTACCTCCTTTCTGAATTTTGGTATAAGAAAAGCGCTCCTATCGGAACGCTTGAAAAATATTGACAATTAATGTAAAAAGCAGTATAATAAAAACGGAGAGTATACCATGAAACGGTAGGCGGTCAAATCCTTACTCCCGGAAGGGAGTGAATACTTATGGACTATGTAACATGGCACGATTTAGTTGATATCGGAATGCTTTTAACAGCAGTCGCAACACTTATCTATGCAATATACCATAATAAAAGGAAATAACCGCCCTCAGCGACCAAACTAAGGCGGTTATCCTTTAACCTTACTTATTCGGGAGCGACCGTCTATCGGTATGCTCTCTTCCTTTATATTATATGCCTTTTTTCTTAAAAAGTCAAGATAAAAATAAAATTTTTCAGCGTAAAAAGATGAATCAGAACAGATTACTGAACATATCCTCAAACATTTTCGCAAAGTCCTCCGGCTGTTTATTCTCGGAAATTTTCTGCTTTGCAATGAAACTCCGCCACTCATTACGGATTCTATGCTCATGCTGAGTGAAGTGTTTAAGACGTTCCTTGTCGTTCTCTTTACGAATAAGAACGGTCTGACCGAGAGGAGTATCCTCCATAAGACCGCTCACAAGAAGAATCCATTCGCTGTAGTGCATTTCGTCCTGAGCAGAGGGCAGGATCCCGTACTGCTTTGCGACTGACTGAGCGATCAGGTCTTTGTCGTATTCAAGATCATACCACTTGTTTGTCCCGAAAGGACTGGTTTTTCTCTTCCTTACGCTTTTCAAAGTCCTCCGGCTCTTCTCCGGTCATGGCGGCTATTACCGTTTCAATAAGTTCCTGATAAGCCTTGAACGACAGATCAAGAGCCTCGATCTCTTTATACTTCTCTCCGAACGCTATTTTCAGAGCTTGGTCGGACTTATCCATATCATCACTTTCCGACTTTTCATTGAAGAGCTTCAGAACCTTTTTTACCGTATTTTTGCGGTCGTCAATTGGATAGACTTTCTCTCCGATTCTGATTTCAGGACTGCCGCAGAGCAGCTTTTTATCAAATGTGAACATTCTTGCCATAATATTTTCCTCCGTATTTCATTTTATTTTTTACACGGTAGAAGCCGCTGTAAAGTCCGGCTTACCTCTGCTCATAGCGTCGAAAGCGAGCGGTGCAACGGCTCTGGAATCTCCCGAACCCCACTCGGTCACGTTTATCACGCATGGCATAACGAGCTTTGCTCCGCTCGGAAACTTCCACACTAATGTTGTGTTGCAGTCACGACCGATTTTAAGGGCGATACTCTCTATATAGTCGTTTCCTGCATCGCCGACATTTCGTTTTCCCGATACTGAAATCGTAACCCCTTTACCGGTTACAAGACGGTTTACCCAGCCCTTTGCGTCGTAGGGATTCTACTCCTCGACATTGCCGTCGATCGATACGGAAAAGCTCTCCATATCGGCGATCGGAACGAGACTTTCTTCATTCGTACCGTCGCCGCCTGTTATGTCGATGGAGAACTGATTTTCATAGCAGGGAAAAACTCCCTTGATAGGTGCGTCCATGATTTATTCCTCCTTTTTTGTGTATATGATATCAGCGTCCACGATATATTCGCAGACGCCTTTTTCGTCTTTTCCAACGCTGCGGATTGCCTTTATATCCGCAAATTTTATGATGTGATCTTTTGTTTCCATGTCTCTGAAACCGTCGAACAGCTCCGAGATTTCAAGGGCTTTTTTCTCTGCTTTGGATGGACTGTCAGTCCAGCGAACAAGTACCCGGAGCTTCAATGTCTGATAGCTTGAATCACCGCCGATACACTCCCTCGGAACAAACGGCTCACGCTGATACACTCCGATAGTTTCGTCAAGAGAACCATTGACGCAGCCTGCCGTTACGCTGTCGAAATCAAGCAGTACTGCCAATAAATCGGCAATTTCAGGAAGAGTAAGATAATTCATATTCCGCTTTTCTCCTTGAATATTTTTGTGAATTCAGTCTGAGCAAAGTCCTTTTTATCGCCGTTTATGTACGGTTCAAGCCATAGCCCTCCGGCATTGTCGTTATGACCTTGTTGGAACTGATATTCAGGATGATAGTACAGCCGTCTTGCCTGCGGAGAACCTGTTACAAGCGAAACTGAATATACATCCTCGCCATTAACAGTGTCCTCACCCTCAACAGATACAAAAGTCTGATTATTCTGCATATCGCCTGTATCAAACGGCATAGTTTCTGAGTTGTTCAGATCTTTCCTTAGTTTCTCCATAGCTTCCACAGCCGCTTGTCTTGCCGCATTTTCAATGTCCCTGATCGCCTGTTTATCAAGCTTTATTTCAATTTTCATCAGATCAGCTCCAGTCTTGTATAGTTGACCGTTCCGTCGGGATTTTTAGCTTTTTCGGAAGCAAAGATCCTGCGTTTAACGCCGCTCAGAAGCAATACTTCACCTGCTATAACATCCGTATCAGGAGCGATATCCCCGTTGAAAAGAGCCTCGCCCGAAAGCGTTATGAGCTGTTTTTCGGCAGTGATCTTCTGCTTTGTTTTTTCACTGTAGAAGCATTTCCCCTCGAATACGACAGTCCGCTTCGGAGAGCCGTCACGGTTCAGACCGTCCTCACGGTACACGGTCACGGAAGTTCTGCATATTCTGTCCGGAACAAGTGCAGGATATTTCATACGCCAAGCCCCCTGCAGCAAAGTCCTGTCTGCATGAGCAGATCATAGACCTCGCCGGTTGTGGTGATACCTCCGACCGTCACTACCTTAGACTTGTCAAAGGACATCGAAATCCCCGATATACTGTAGGAGCTGAGGGGACTGTTCAGCAGTTCCGCATTGTCGTAAGCAAAGTCCGCATGAAGCCGCACCGCATCCCTGATAAGCTCCTGCTGGAATTCCGTCAGATTTTCAAAGCCTGTCTTGACTATTCTGTTGAATGTAAGACTATCCACAGCACGACAGGCGGTTTTCAGATAATATTCAAGCTCCTCTTTCGGTATAGAACCGCTGTATTCGTCAGGTTTCAGGTACATTGCCTTTCACCTTATCTTTCAGCTTCTTGTTCTCCGAAACGACCTTGTTGTATTTATCAAGAAGCTCGTCGTATTCCCTGCGGCTTACAGCGCTTGACGGGGAACGCTCAATAAGCTTTCCGTTATCGCCATAAATGTCGAATCCCTGTGCAAGATATGAAGCCTTTTCGCTCTCATTTATAGTGTACTGTTTGTTGGCTTTTATCGCTTTCATTTCAGTTCCTCCTTACTCTGCGGCGTGGATGATGCATCCGTCCTTGAAAAGATGATCAATCGCAAAAGTGCCGTTATATCGTCTGTTCTGGTACAGGTAATTGTCGGCGGTTCTGCTGTCCGTACCGGGTGAAAACAGATGAATATACGAATACTTCACTCTCGAAACCTGAGCCTGCGGATCAACAAAAATATAGTCGATCGACTTTGCATTTTCAGCAGCTTTGCAGCCCTCTGTAAAATCGTAAGACGTCTTGAATCTTGCGGACGGAACGGTCACGATATTTCCGATATCGTCAATGGAATGAACACGTCTGTCGATACCGCCGCCCTGCTTGATATCAAGAGTACGCTGGATTCCCTCCGCATTTTTCAGGAGCTTTTTATACTGCGGAGTGCAGAAAAGAACGAGCCTGTCAAGAGGAACTCCGATATCCTCCAGCTTTTCAAGATTTTCGTCGAAGTCAAGGAGAATATTTGCGGCTGTCAGGGCTTCCCTTTTGATCTGTGCGCCGACTCTTTCCGCTTCTGCATAGAGCTTTGAGAACGTATAGCAGTCAAGCTCCGGGATAGCCTGAGTTCGGTCGAAACGGTTCTGGATATTTGCAAGGGAAACCACGGTGTCACTCTCGTCAAAGTCCATAGGATCAACAACGAACTCTATAGAGCGGTCATGATCGAGGGTTTTTGTTTCGTAGTCGTTCTCATAGCTTCCCTGAGAAAATCCCAGCGAACCTCTGGTGTGATCCTTATAGCCAGATACCGAAAGAGTTGGGATTTTGATAGTCTTGCCGCCCGTCAACTGAATATCGGTGTTTGAATGATAGAGAGCGTCGGAAACGGATTCCTGACCGTAAAGCTCTCTGAGCTGATTTGAAAAAGTTTCAGCATAATTGATCGTGTTTGGCATATTTTACACCTTTCCTTTCTTTTTTATTCCGAAAGCCTGTGAAAGTCTATCGCTGTCAGGATTTTTTTCTTTTGAACCGCTGTCCGCTCCGACCTTGAATCCGCCTGTGGATTTGTCGGACTTTGCGTCCGATTTCCAGTCCGGATACTTCTTTGCGACTGCCTGCAAAGCTGCTGTAATGTCGCTGCCCTCACGCTTTACAAGATTCTCGGCAAGCACAACAGCGTCCTCGATACAGTCCGGCTTGAATCCGATCTTCAAAGCTTCAAGCTGCGTTTTCAGAGTGAGATTTTCAGCCTTGAGCTTGTCGGTTTCCGACATTTCGGGAACGTCCGGTGAAGCTTTTTCAGACGGTTCAGGCTTCTCCTCCGGTTCGGAATCTGCTCCCTCACCGTTCTCATCTGCCTGTTTGTCATCGGAAGAATTTCCCTCTGTTTCGTTATTCTTAGGCGATCCATCCTTTTTCTCCTCCGGCTTTTCAGCTTCGGGAGATTCAGCTTTTTTCTGCTCTTCCTCTTCCGGTTTTTTCTTTTCTTCTGCCATGGTTTTTACCTCGCTTTCTTGGTTTTGGGTATAATAAAAGCACCTCCGAAGAGATGCTTGTTTTACAGATAGAAGAAAGCCGTAATGATTTCTCAAAACGGCTTTCAAAGAAAAAACGGTTATCCGGCAGGCGTGGCTTACTCCTGCATCTCTCGGGTTTCCCCTGTCGGTACCATCGGCGTGTGGATGCCACGAAATCTTCCACCTCAGATAACCTGTTCTTATCTTACTCTTATTATATCATATTTATTCTGATTTGTAAAGTATTTTTTTCGTTCTTAAATAACGTTTATATCTTTTTTCTTCAACTTTTAAGAACGTAATAATAGAATTTTTATATTCACTTGGGTCATCGGACGTTTTCAGTCTGAGGATAAGCTGATAATTTTTACCGTTGTCCTCAATATGCTTAAGAACAAAAGCAGTATTGGGTTTATTCGCCTCAAGAATATAATCCGGATTTTGGATTATCTCTTTTGCATAATTGAAATATCTTTCATAATCATCAGGGTGTCGTTCCTTTATATGTTCTATCTGTTTATCAGTAATTATAACTTCATCAGTCTGAATATCTTCTGTAATGCATTTATATTTTTCGATATCAATTTTTCCGACACTATGCACTTCTTTTTCCACCGTTCTGTCTGCTTTTTCTTCTATTATACCACTTTCGCCGGAAATGTCAACAGAATCGCCGGAATAAATCTTCTCACGATCATAATCACGTTTGAGGATGAGTTTACCCTCTTCCTCGTTGACCTTATTGATGAAATCACGAATCTTCTTCTGCGCATCACGAAGCTCCTTGTTTGCCTTTTTGACGTTATCGGGATCGGAAAATCCCTCGGCTTTGCGCTTTGCCTTGCGGACTTCGTTTTCAAGCCTACGTAGCTTCTGTTCGAGCTTGTAACGTTTTTCGATTTTGGAATTGTCCATAGGTTCGGGCAGTGAATCGCCGTCCCTGTAAAGAAGGATAGTATGACGGCAGTTCGGATGAAAAAGACCAGCATGAATGGCAGTCGAAAGCAATGGAAACCATTTGCCGCAGTAATTGGATTTGCCCCACAGCTGCCCGTTTTCACGCTCCTCAACATCACCGTCCCACATTGTGAAAACATCGTTGATATATGCTCTTCCCTGCCACGGGAGGCAAGTATCGCTGCACATACTGTACTTTGAAATCTGCACCGTATCATATCCCATAGCCTTGAACCTTTCGGATTCCCCTTGAAGCTTAGCTCTGGTTGAAGTAGTCCTCAGAGCCATGCGGACGTAATCGGCAATATTCACACGTCTGCCGTCACGATAGACAATGCAGTTGATACCCTTATCGAGAAAATCTTTTACGGACATATCTATCGCTTTCTGTAACGGCATTCCGGTACTCATAGCAAGCTGAGCCTTGTTGACGGTCTGACGATATACGTCGTCCATAGTCCTGAGAGTGGCTGTTTCTGCGTGTTTTTCAAGGTTCACCACGTCGTCGATAAGCTTTGTCACTTTGGTATCGTCAACTCCGAAAAACTCAGGTTCAAGTTTCAGAGATGCCGGCGGAGTTTCGGAAATCGTTTCAGACTGCGGAACTGCAACGCCGTTCACGCCCTCCCTGAACTGCTCCTCCATGAGCCGACGTGTCTCGCTGTCGATAATATCGGTGTACTCACCCATAATAGCGGAGCATTCCCGGCGGAATTTATTGACGTTCCGTAGATTCTCCGCCTGCCAAGCCGTCCACTGAAATCCCTCCTGCTGTTCCTCGTTCTTATGCCGACCGATATTCCGTTTAAGGGAACGTATCAGCCGAAGTTCGATTTCCTCGAAAATCTTCGCTATATCGCTGAATCCAAGCATTACGGCTCACCGCCTATAGAGGGTTCGGCTGCTTCAAGAAGTCCTTTTTCGGATTTGATACGTCTTACTTCCCCGGCTTTCCATTCGTCGTCCTTGGAACTGCCCCACAGCTCGTCCACCTGAGTTTTCACCGACATTATACCGTATGTACAAGCCTTGCCGACCGTCTCAACACGACTGTCAAAATCGGGTGCGCCGTACTCGCCGAAATTCACGGATATATCGTAATTTCCCGGAGCTTTTCCCTGAATATTATCATAGGTTTTCAGGATAGCTTCGATAAGCTCCGGCAGAGCCTTTTCAAGAGCCGTTGTAATGGTATTACGAGTGTTTCCGGTAACGTCCTTTTTCTCTCGCTGAGCTTCCGCAGAGGACATTTTTCCCACGTCTATACCGAGAGTCGCAGGCGAAACAAGTCCCTGCAAGCACATCAGAAGAGCGTTTGTATAGCTGTTGACAAATGCTTCATATTCAATTTTGGGCTGAACAACTTCTATTTTCGGCTGTTCCGTGCAGTTTTCGTTTCTGACAGAAGATACTGTAACAAATTCCGTACCAAATCTGTTAACAGACATCAAAGAACCGTCCTTCGGATTCCTCGGTATCATATCTTCCGGAATATACTTCTGGACCCGTCCGGCTCTGATAGCGTCCCACCACTGCGAAATAACCTCGTCAAGAGCGTCAAAGCAATCGGATTTACCGCCGTCAAAAATGGATTTTCCTCTGCCGTGATACTTTTTTGAATCGTAGAATTTAAGCGGTACTGCCATGATGTGATCGCCGTCGAACTTAACAACTTCGGGAATTTCTGCAAGCTCCGGAACAGTACCGAGAGGACGTTCGTTTCCGCTGCTGTCATAAAGTCTGCTTTCGATACGACCTTTGCCGTAACGCTCATGAAGTACGAATTTACGGCTTTTAACGGTGAAAACGGTTTTGAATATCACACCGGACAGAATCCCTCTTGAAACCTCGAAATCGACCATATCTCCGCCTGCAAACTCAACTATCGGATAGGGCGAAAGCGCAGTATCGACCGAGATTTTAAACGCTCCGTCACCGTCCACAAGGGTATCTGCAACGGCTTTTCCGACAAGATTCAGGAAGTTTACAGACTGCTCGATCTCCTCCCAATTATCGGAATTTGTTTTGATCTTGTCGAGATCGGATTTGACGATATATGCAAGTGTATCGACGATAACCGCAGGCAGTCCGCTGTGTATCTTCCTGACCTTGTTTGTATCCGGAGCGCACGCCCAGAAGCCTCCGCTGTTAAATTGGAGCTGTCTGAAAAACTGGTGAAGCTCGGAAGCGTCCCCACGATACCAGATCTGTGAACGCAGCGTTTCAAGCTCCCGTGGTAATTTCTCCTGAATCACTACTGTCTGATCGGTGGCAGGCATTATTTCAAGCCAGTTCTGTATCATCCTTTTCACCTTGCTTCCTAAATTAAATTTCAAGTTTAACACTTCCGATCTGTGATTTATACGGCAGCCATGAATACTGACAGGAATTTATGCAGTGATCGTGACCGTCCTCCGGCTCGTATTTATCCTCTTTCCAAGAATAGATATTCATTTCGGCTATATAATTTTTGCAGGTATCGAGCACTAAAAAATCACCTGCGGCGAGCCATGACGCCTGCAAGTGAATCCTGTCGATTATTTTTGTTTTCTTGAATGCAGGAATAAAGCTGTAAATACAGCCTGTCAGCCGCTTGTACTTCATACATTCCGTGATTGTAGCCTGATCTGCGCTGTCGATATATACGTCCCTTGCAAACCCCCACAGCTTGCGGTTTGCTTCGAGAAATCTTACAAATTCGGGCGGTATATCAGACGGCGAGATCGGTGTTTTCAGGTCTGCATTATTGTAGACTCTTTCGTCAAGAACAACGCACTTTCTGTCCGCCGTTATGCCGATAAAAATAAAAGCTATCGTGTCCGGCGTCGACTGTGAGTAAGCCGTGTCCAGAGCCGCAGAGAAACGCACGAATTTCAGCTCCTTCGCCTTTGCAAGAGTAATTATATTCTTGTCCTGCAAATCGAATACAAGTCCTGTCGCACGTCCTCGCAGACCGAGAATCTTATTCTTATACAGCTTTGTACCTTTTGGCGCAGCAGCTTTTTTCTTCTCGATATCTTCTGCCGTCAGACTGAGATTATCCCGAAAAGAAAAGAACCAGTACCGCCAGCCGGGTACAGGTTCTTCTTTAAGCTCCTTCATGATCTCCGCCGGAACATCCGCCGCATATTTCTTATACGGTCGGGAACGATTGACAAATTCCCGATATACAGGCAGTGACGGATCGTCGGGATTAAGCGTTGCCATAAGATAATCATTTCTTGTTGAGATCTCACGGACAAATTCTATATCAGCCGTGTTGATCTCATCAATGTAAACGCATCCGAACTGAGAACCGAGGACATTCTGCCACTTGTCCTTATTATCATAGCCGAGAACGTAAATTATTTTACCCTCGAATTTGATGTGCGGCAGCTTGTTGTCCTTATCGCCGTTGCCGAAATACTGAGCATTCCGGTGCAGATCAAGTATGCCGTTGTCCTGCTGAATGATATTCTTTTCGGCTGTTCCTGTCGTTTTGCTTGCGATGATATGCAGCTTCTTAGGGCTTTCCGACACCATCCGCATAAACTTGATCCCTGCCCCAACAGTAGTTTTGCCGCTTGCTGTCGTGCCTTCAAGGAAGTCCGCTGAGACATTCTGCGTAGTGTTGACAAAGTCGATATATTTCTGAGAAAGAGGGAAGCTATTCGTCAAGTCCCTCACCGCTTAACTGCCTGAAAACATCCGCAAGCTTAGTCGAAGTCTTAACTGTCGTATCTACCTTGACAGTGTATTCTCCGGTCATTTTGTTAAGCGTATCGACTGCTTTTATGCGGTCGGAAGCTGTATTATCATTGTCCTTTGCAATATCCGACAAAAGTGCCTGACGCTCCTTTGCGGTCATTATACGGCTGTCATGAGACTTCTCAGAAAGTTCCTTGATATACTCGGCAATGTTAGTATTTTTTAGTAATTTATCGGCATTCTGACCTGCATATTTCTCAGAATACCCAGCCTTGACTGCACTCTGAGCGGCGTTGCCGCACTGAGCATAATATTCTGCAAATTTTCTCTGCCGTTCGTTCATGCGGCGACACCGCTCCTTTCTGATTCGTATAACAGAAATACCGTTCCTGAAAAACATGGAACGGTACTCTATATGTCATAATCCTATGATACTATTCTACTACATCAAAGGAGGACAAACAAGGACATTTGCGGACAAGTTTTTCTATTGCCTCAGATTGCTTCCTTCTTACTGTTCTTGAATCGTAATTCATAATCTCTGCGGTCTCCTCGACAGTATGAAAAAGCATATACCTGTGAATAAGGATTGCTTCAAGATCGTCATCATGAAGCAAAGTGATAGCATCCCAGACCTGACCTGAAACATCCGCAGCCTTTTCCTTTTGACGCTGTGCTTTCAGCTCGATGTCAGCAAGCTTCATCAGAGCTTTCTCAGTGCCGTTTTCACATCCGGAAGATTTCCCTTTGTCATTTCCCTCATAGCAGACCGAAACACGCTCCGCACGCTCTCTGCATTGCCTGATAAGCAGTTCTAATGTCTTGACTTTTTTATCAGCATAAAATGCTCTCTTAAGCCATTTTCTGACTTCAAGTTGTTTGTCGATCATGTTTCTTACCTCCTAAGCTCGGCAACCTCCCAGAACTTGTCCGAAAGGTGTCCGGCTATGTAGTCACGAGCGGCGACCTCTGATTGAAATATGCGTATATCGCCGTTATTATCTCTAAGACGAGCGTCCGAGAATCTATTTTTTATCGTGTATAGTTTCATCTGAAACACCTCCGTCCATCTTAGCGCCGCAGTTGGGGCAGTAGTTTATATCAAAGGGTCTTGATTCAAACTCCTTGACAGGGAAATACCGTCCACATTCTGAACACTTGCTATTCATTCCGGAAACGTGTTTCCACTTACCATGTATCACAAGCTCGGCTTCAAGCGTTGTTTCCAATTCGCCTTTGACTATATACGGAATCCTTGCTATAGCATCTGATACAGTCTTTTTCATCTGCTGACTAACTCCATACGTTCTGTAAATGTAATTCAGCTTTTTCTTAACGTCAGAAAGCTTTACATATTTTTCATTCATTTTCAGCCCTCCTGTTCCACGCTTTTACAAACTCGTCCAAATTGTACCCGTGAGAAAATCCAAATCCACATTGGCAAAAAAGACTTATAGGTTCGCCGCCGCTATCAGGGTCATATTCTGTTGGATGCCAATCTCGTTCGGGGATATACACATCTCTTTTTATGTCTATTTTACCTCCGCAGAACGGGCAGGGCTTTAATTTTGTTTCAGGCATTTTCTTCTCCTTTTTACATAAACAATTCACATATCACATCGAAAGAGTATCAACATTAACAAGAATAGCCTTTACCCACATTCCACTTGTTTTCTCGTCAAGTAGTCTTTCTATTTCATCATCCGTCATACCCTCAAATTCCTCATCGTAGTAATTATAATAGGCGTCTTTCAAATCGTCCCTGTCATCATAGTAACGCTCTTCAAACAGTGCAAATTCACCGATACGACAACTTCCAATTTCTCCTATCCAACGTCCACAACTATCACCACAAACAACATCTCCGTCAACAAATGCAACAACTGGAAGTTCAGGATTTTCCGTTGCAAGTTTTATCAGTTCTTTTGAATCGATCATTCGTAATCCTCCTTTCGTCACTTATTCCAAGGAAATTCTCGTCTCATGTTTTCCTCTCCTACAATCGGAATAAGACTGTCTTTCATAAATACTGGGATATTATTTCTGTCGCTGTATTCCAGAATATGTTCTACCCATTCAAGCTTTGTTTCGGCTTTTCCTTTGCGGTTTCCGGTTTCAGCACCGATAATGTGCCAATTAGCCCCTGTACTTCCTATTTTTTCCCCAATGTCATATAATAGAGGTTCAAAACTTACAAATCTTCTATTTTCTGGATAATCCGGAAAATAATAATCTCCTGCATCATGAATCATTTTTCCTTTTAGCATAAAGGTTGGCGGTCTGCCGTCAATATATTTTCTGTTCCAGTTACTATGGTCAAATGTTGCGCCGAACCAATAATTATTTCTATCGGGCAATATCCCTTTTCTGTACAAATCGCAATATCTACCCGGATTTTTCGTAAGGAATAAGTATCGGTGCTGAGGGGCTTTTTCACAAGCCCTGAATACAGACTCTATCCATTCATCAGGCACCCATTCACCGAACAGATCAGCCATGCTACAGACGAAAATCGTTCTCGGCTTTGTCCAAAGGCTCGGAACATTCAGTCGATAACTGTGCATTGTAGGTTCAAATCCATAAGGATAGGCACAAATTCTGTCTTTGCCGTCTTTACAGACTGTTGCAATCGGCGTGTTCAGTTCGTTTATACTTTCATATACGCCTTTATCCGTGAGGTGTGGCAGATCAAATGGCTTAAACCTCTCTGCTATTTTTCTTGCATAGCAATACTCGCATCCATGCAGACACCCAGTAACCGGATTCCATGTGCTGTCGCACCATTCTATTTTGCTTTTATTCATTTTCTTCTCCTTCCTGACATTCTGGCTGATAATCAGCGATCTCGATACTAACAATCATTCTTTTCATGTCACATTCTGTATAGTCTTCGATTAAAAGCTCGTCTCCATTTTCATCATGAAGAACACACTCATAGCAATCGTATTCTTCATTATATTTTAAACTGCAATCAGACTGTTTAATAAGATCGTTATCCAGCATATCAAAAATATCGCTGTCCAAAAGATCGCCGCCCTTGCAGTTACCGCCAATTTCAAGGCAAAAAGTACCTTTGTACTCTCCGTCCTGTAGTGTGTATCTGATAGTATGCGTTCCTCTGAATCCAGGTTCATATATTTTCATATTAATCTTCCTCCACAACATCGAACATATCGAGCAGACAATCACCGCAGATCTGCTCGTCGTCGTACACATAGAGCGTTCTCGATTCGCCGCCGCACCTGTCGCAGTAAAAAATCCTGACCCTTTTGTTACTGCAAGCGTCTCCCATACATGGAAGCCCGATATCACGGCATCCGACGCAGTTATTCTTGTATTTTATCATAATTTTTCTCCCTTGAATTTATTCATCTGACGTTTTAAGAAGTCGGCGTCTCCGGTCATAAGTCCGATACATTCGCAAGATTTCAATGCGATCTCACGGATGTCCTGAGCTTTTTCGATATCCGAAAGCAGCGTTCCGGCTTTGCGGATATTTGTCTGATATTCCTTATGCACAAAGCAAAACATATCATAGTTCCCGGAAGCTTCTTTATACTCAGCCAACAGCTTCTGTTTCACAGACTGCGCTTCCTTCTTACCGAGGTTATCGTACTTATATCTTGCATACAGCAATCTAAGACTGTCAAAATATCTGTAAGCGGCAGGCGGAAAACCTGTTACATCAATACTGCCGTCGTAGGCTTGCTTTTCCAGTTTCTTAAAATGCTCGGGATCATTAAAATCATATTTCATAAAATCACCTTCCGTGTGACGGGTTGTGACGGGTTTGCACCTTTTTCTATATACTATATATATTTTTTCTTTTCAAAATTTTATATGATAGAATAGAAAATACCCGTCAACCCGTCACAACCCGTCACATATTCAGCCGATCGAAACAGAGTAACTGTCAGAGCCAAGCGAAATTCCTACATAAAACCATCCTTCACGTTTTTTCACACGTTCATATCTTCTCTGCATTTCAGCGCCGAATTTTGTATTACTCATCTTATATTCATTATTTTCGTCAGCCCACTTGGCATAGACCGCATAAAGCTGAGAAGCCTTGATCTCTCCCTTGCCTATGGTACAGCGGGAATCGGTGAACGCCGAAATAACGTCCATTTCGTGGCGGTATTCCTTAACAGCGTCAAGAATTGCTTTCGGCATACGAAGTCCCTCGGACTGCCAGAGCTTACATCCCTCGACTGCCCAACGGAAAATTCCCTCAAGTTCTTTAGCAAGCTTGTATTTGAGATGCCTGTCCACCTTATCCTCCGGAATCTGCACTGTAAACGGTATAAGGTGTATTCTGCGCCATATACCGGTATCTGTACCTCTGATAACGGGCTTATGGTTGGTAGCCATCCACAGCTTGAATTCCGGCTTGAACTCAAATTCGTCACCGAAAAGCTTTCTTGCCGTAACAACATCGTCGCCCGTAAGCTGTTTGAGAAGTCCCTCATCAATACGCATTCCCTCGTTAGGTTCTACCGACGTAACAAGTCTTGCGCCTTTAAGCCGGGCAATATCGCTGTTGGGCGAGCTGCCGGAACTCGGTTTTACCATTATGGTCTGCGGCTGGATATTCGTTGCATAGTCTCCCATGATACTGCGTATTATTTCAAGAAAAGTAGACTTTCCGTTCCTTCCTGTTCCATAAAGAAAAAATGCGCACTGCTCTGCTGTCGAGCCGCTGAGACTATAACCGACCGCTTTCTGTATGTAACGGATAAGATCACGGTCGCCGCCGAAAATACCGCATAGAAATTTATCCCATTGGGGCGTATCAACAGCTTCCGGGTTATAGGCGCAGCGAGTTATTTTCGTAATATATTCCTCTTTGCAATGCGGCATAAATTCGCCTGTTCTGAGATTAACAATGCCGTTTTTGCAATTGAGAAGCGTTTTTTTGCGGTCGAGCATAGAGGGCAGGATAGGAGAATAATGCTCCGCCTCTTTCAGCATATTTGTTTTCCCGGTGAAGCTTCTGGACTTCTTATAATGCTTCATGAACTGCTTTTCCATATCGGTACCCTCACGCTCGTCCTGTTTGCGATAATAAATACGCTCACGCTCCATAAGCTCTATAGAAGCGTCCGCTATATTTCTGTGAAAACCGATGTTGTCATAGCTCCATTTGCCGTCTTTATAATAGAGCCACCGTTTATCAATATAAGAATACCGCAGTATATCGCCGTAAGCGTCACGAAGCCGCTGAGCGTTTCCGGTATCGTCAAGGCTGTAAAGCTTATCCTTGATGCGTTCCTGAGTTTTCTTTCCGACAGATAAGCTGTAGCGGTTATGCTGCGGAATATTATGTCCGTAAAAATTCTCACACTGATTTATAGCTTTTTGGATCGTAAGTCTGCCGTAGGTGCTGCCGGACTGCCGTCTGTCCCATTTATCACGCATAAGACCGGAGCTTCGGTAAACTGCGTCCATCTTCTCAGCGTCGCCGCCGCACCAGAACGCAAGTATATTGCAGAACGCCATATCCGCTTCCGACTGCGAACTGTAGTCTGAAAAATCGCCGCTGTAAAGTTTGCGGAATTTTTCTCCGTTAACCGAGTTGGACGCTTTGTCAACTATGGTTCTGATATCCATATTGACAGGAATGTTTTGCCTTATCAGTTTAACATTTTTCATATCCGAACAAAGATACTTTGTATGAAGCGGCTTGATTTTTTCAGTGCAGTCCGCAATGTCAATGAACTCAGAGCAGTAATTTCCCGTCATCACGAAAAATCTTCCGCTGTCGTACATTTCAAATCCGCCCAGCTCGTTTTTTGTCCTGCGCCGTCCCTCGGGAAGCTTGCCCTTGCAGATTATGTGAACGCCGTTCCCCGACTGGGACAGCTCCGCATAGCTTTGCAGAGTTTCGATAAATTCGCTCACGACATCTCCATGAATATCCATATCGTCAAGGTCAACGCCGAAATATCCGCTGCCCTCAAACATGAATCCTATTCCGGCAAAATCCTTTGAAGCTTCAACCGCAGTTTCAAAATCGCTCCATGTCTCCGGATTATTCGACATTGCAAGACCGCCCGTTCTCGGATTGACAGGTTTTTTACTGATTCCGCTATGCGCTTTCGGATCAGGCTCAGCTTTCCAGCAAACCCAGTTCCTCAGCTTTTTTAGTTCGTTTGGTATAAATTCGTACATATCGTACCTCCAAAAAAATATTCAGAGAAATTTTCCTCTATAATAAAGCGGAAATCACTTTTCATTCAATCAATATCCGTTGAATATCAAGAAAAATTCACAAAATATTCAAAATTAAAAAGGTACATCAGTGTCTGATAAGATCTCCTCAAAATCATCGAGAGAACCAAACGAAGTATTGTCAGCGGCAAATTGTTCCCTCGGTTTCCGATTGGCAGTTCCGGACGCTGCGGCAGACTTCTTTTCTTTGAAAACGTGCTTGCATTCCGGGAATTTGCTCTCATTGATATACCTGATATTTTCACGGGTCTTGCCATTGTAATCATTTATCTCATGCTCTACGGTAACTCTCAGCGGACGTTTCAGTAAATCCCCGCAAAGCTGCCGAACGTTTTCATAAGCCTTTCCGCTCGGAAGCTTTGCAGCTTTTGCAAGTATCATGATCTGCTTGAAGCTGTAGCCCTGAACCTGCATATCAGCCTCGGTCGGCTCCTTACGCTTCCAGAGAGTATGAAAGAGATAACGGTCTTTATATTTCTGCTCCACGTCGTTTCGGATAACAAGGGAGAGATTGATTCCCACAGCTCCTTTTTTAGTTGTACGTTCCTCGATATTGCGTATAACGACCTCGTATTCTCCCTCCGGAATAAGACCGTAATCGTCCGGAATATCATTGTAATTTGTTGAAAATCCCATAATTATCTACCTCCTGAATTTATTAATTTTAATGCTTCCTCTGCGCTCCTGCAAATACCTGCAATAGCTCCATATGCCGTCATCTGCCTAATGAATTGCTGCTGTTCGGGAGAAGCCCTGCCTTTCGCCGTTTTAACTTCAATAAATACGGCTCGTCCATCGGATTTGCGGAATCCGAACAGATCGGAAAAACCTTTCGGAACACCTGTATCAAAGTATCTTCCGTCAGGAGTTTTCACCACTCCGACATTAATGCGGAAAATAACGCATGAATCCGATAACGCAAGACGTATTTCATTCATAATCCTATGTTCCTCCGTCATGCGATCAACCCCCTGTGTTTAGCCTGATAAAATGCCCAGCCTTTTTTATATCCATGTTTTTTAGCATAATCAAGCAGCTCGCCGTATGAATTACATTCTTCCGGAGTTTTGAAATCAAGTACAAAGCCTTCGATTTTACTTAGCTCCGCTGATTCATTCTCAATTTCTGCACGTTCCTTTTTCGGAAATTCATATCCGCAGTTCGGACAAATATTCACCGGAGTTCCGTCATCCGCAAACGGCTTGAAAACAGCAAAACACTGAGGACATTCCTTGATCTTCGCTTCCTCCGGAGCTGATACCTCATACTTTTGTCTTTTCTTACCTTCAAGAGTCCAGCTTCTGTCGGCGTCGGGCATTCCGAATCTCGCATAATTGCCGACATGGTCGATTATGACAGCTCGTTTTCCTTTACGGTATCGCATACATCTCATAGACTGCTGTATATATAGCGTAAGGCTCTGGGTCGGTCTGAGTAATATTACGCATTCGCAGTCCGGCACGTCAAATCCCTCTGAGATCAGATCAACGTTGCATAAAATGTCTATCGCTCCTCGGCGGAAGTCGTTAATAATGCGTTCACGCTCCGCTTTAGGAGTACTGCCGTCAATATGAGCGGCTTCGATTCCTGCAAGATCAAACTGCAAAGCTGTCTCCATGGAATGCCGTACAGACGTGCAGTAGCATACCGCCTGACGTCCTCCTGCAAATTTCTTGTAATATTTGATAACATCGCCGAAAACAGCTTTGCGCAGCATAAGATTTTCCACCGAAGATACATCGTAATCGCCTTTTTTGATTTTGATTCCTGTAAGATCAACAAGGCTCGGAGCGTAGTAATCGTAAGGAGACAGGCAGTTATTCTCGATCAGCCACTTTGCCGATACTCCGATAACAAGCTCGTCGTTCACATCGGAAAGTCCGCTGCCGTCCAGCCGCACGGGAGTAGCAGTAACTCCCACACGATGCGCTTTCGGAAAAGCCTCGTACACCTTTTTATATGTATTTGCAAGACTGTGATGATTTTCGTCCGTAATGATAAGCGATGGATATGGTATCTTATCAAGTCTCCTTGCGGCGGTCTGAACCATGATTATCTGACAGCGAAGCATATCGACTCCCCATTTGCGGAATGTATTTTCTATCTGCTCGCATAATTCCTTACGATGAACAAGAAACAGAACACGATTCTTTTTTGTGGTCGTTCGCCTCGCTATTTCCGCAACGATACAGCTCTTTCCTCCGCCGCACGGAAGCACTATACACGGAGCTTTTTTGCCATGGATCCATGCTTCACGAACTCTGCTTACCAGTTCTTCCTGATACGGTCTCAGCGGCATTCTTCTGCGCCTCCTTCCGTTTATTTATTTCCTTAGCCATGCAGCTCCAGCAAAGCTTTCTGCCGTAGTTCGAGAGCGTTCCCTCCACTATCTGCTGACATGAACGACCGTGTGCGGGGAGTATGACTTTTCCGCAGTCTGAGCAGTTGTGTTCAGGCTTGAGATGATAATATACTCTCAGTGCTTCGTCTACGGCTTTGAGATCGTTCTCAATATACATTCTGTCGAATAATCCCATAGGAGATTTGCAGGTATCGTTTCCGTCAGTCTGCGTCGCAAACAGATACTTTCCGTCATTGACGACTGTTTTCAGCACCGTTGTAAACATCCCCTCAACAGTTATTTTTTCATCAAGGAGCTTTCCGATAGTTTTGGATTTCTGTCTGCCGTCATCTCCTGTCTCGATGTGGTTGAGGAAATAAACGATAACATTGTTCGGCAAAGCTTCGGCAAGACGGACAAGCTCCCAGAAATTCTTGCCTATATCGGTAAACTTCTGAAATCCCGTTTCCTTCGCCCTTCGCATAAACTCGTTTGCCATAAGGTACTGTGTATCATCTATCACTATGACCTCTGTTGACTGTTTCTTTATGAATGCCGTAATATCTTTGTAATTGTCTGAATTGAGTATGCTCGAAAACTGAGTGCGAAACGGCAAAGGCTTTCCGTTAACGTTGACAAGCGCAAGTTCGTCAGCTCCGAAATTTCTTAGCGATGCAGACTTTCCGCTTCCCGAATATCCTAAGATCAATACAGGTAATCCCATAATTATATTCCTCCTAACCGATTATGACAGACTGCGAGCTTTCAAGCACAGCTCCCGGAAAAATCTCGCCGGCTTTGATAAGCTTCTTTATTTCTGCTTTTCTTATCTCAGGAAGCTCATATTTCAGCAGATCATCTCTGCCGTTTGTCTGGAGCATATTTATAAAGCCGACCTCGTCTGTTATTTTAAGAGAAGGAGCATTGTTTCTGATAGTTATTCTTGCTCTTGGAGTTTCGATTTTCTTCAATCCTATCTGCTCCATACAGTTTTTAAGATACACTGTCATACATTCAATTTTGCGGCTGTACTGCTGACGGCGTTTCTTTAATTTATCCTCCTCCGACTTGATAGCGGCTTCCTCCGCTTTCAGTGATTTGATATACTGAGCCGTATTCTCCGCCTTGAAATTGAACTCCTCTTCAATGCCTTCAAGAGTGTCGAACCACGCCTGGAGCATATCGGCTCTGTAGTTTTCGGGATCAATAATATTGCCTTCAGGATCAACGAACTTACCATCCTCGTTTTTCTCAAATTCCATTTCCTGAATCTCATCGAATCGGTTGAAAAGCTCTTCAAAATCCGCTGAAATATCAAATAACCTTGCCATAATTTATACCTCCATCGTTTTATTGACGCTATTAAAAAGCTCTTTGGTTTTATCTCTGAAAATTGCTTCATCGGGGTACTTTTGCACAAAGGAAACAAGACGTTTTACAGCGTCCACCGCATTGGAAAGATATGCTTTGAAAACTTCCTTTGTATCGAAAACAGGTTCAGCCGGCAATGACTTTTCAGCTTCTGAAAGCCTGCGTTCATAATCTGATCTCAACTGTTCTATCTCAGCGGCGTGCTTACGGAAATCTTCTTGCCGGAGCTTGATATTTTCCTCTTCAAGCTCGCTGTATTTCTTTCCCCATTCAAGATCGGTCTGCTTGATGATGCTGTTGAGTTTTTCAATTTCGGCTGTATCGGACTCCACTGCAACCTCTACGGGACGGGATTCGAGTTCTTCTATCTCAGCTTCAAGCCGCTTTATTTTATTTTCGGCTTTATCTCTCTGATCTGATATTCTTTCGCAGATTTTGTTCATATCGTCAAGTCTGTTACTGAGCATATCGGCTTTATCCGCCTTGATTTTCAGCTCCGCTATTTTTTCTTTCAGTTCCCTTACGGATACTTCCTCGACATTGACGTTCTGTTGAATTTCCTCACGCTGCGGCTCGTCAAGCTTGGCGAGGAGTGCGAGTTTTGTAACTCCAATTTGTTGAATCGATTCAACATTTTTTAATTCTGCAATCGATATGTATTTGTATGCCATAAAACGACTTATGCCTACTTCGTTTTCACAGTAATCCTCGAAGTTTTGATATCCCAGTTCCTTGTAAAGCTTGCCGTCCCGCATTTCCTTTAAGCCCTTGCAGACTTCGTATAGGTTTTGCTGAGCCATCTGAGCATTGACGCAGATCCTTGCGTTAAGGTTATATGCTTCGGTGTATTTGTTTGTTACCGGCTCTGCTGTATCGGCAGGCGGCGCTTTTAATTCAGGTTTTATCATGCTGATACCCTCGCTTTCTTACTGAAAATTTTTGATAAATGCTGTTTGTATTCCTCCACAAAATTATTGACTTCATCTGTCATAGGGCAATTTCTCAATCCTCTGACCTGTATTATCCTGCCGTCATTGCTGACTTCCATTGTGTAGTACGGAACGTCGGGCTTGTCTGTTGTACGCAGAAAAAGAATCGTCAGCTTGCCCAGAGCGTGACGTTCAGCGTAGCCTCCTACGCAATGGTTGAGGATTTTTCCCTCCTCCACTATCTCTTCATAGCTTTGCGGCTGACGGATGATAAGTCCGTTTTCCGCATATTCAAGGATTCGTCTGCTCTCCATGTTCTGCCGGAATATTGCTGCAAGACCCTCGCTGTTACCGTACTTGATGACATTGCTTAGCCTTGTGTGCATCGCCGTAAAATCATGAGGCATAGATATCGCTGTGTCGTGCAGGTCGTATTTCAGTTTCCTGCACTGGTCTATGTAGTCGCTGTAGTCACGGCATACCACCTTGTTTTCGGACAGATACCGTGCAAGTCTGCGGAGTTTAAGTCCCGTATCCTTTGTCAGTCGCTCGGCAGTTCCTTCCTCGTGTCTGAATGTTTCAGCGATCATAAGAAGCTCCTCAGTCCTGTAATTTGTATAAATATTTCTCCACATCATATAGCAGGGATATATGCTTTCACGCCCCTGCAAAGCCTTGAATTCATTCCTGTTAAGTCCCAGCATTTTCAGCAGGTTATTGCTTTTCCAGTTGATATACGGACTTACTGAAAGCGATAACCGATTGCCCCAAAATCCGCTGTATTCCTCGCCGATCAGGAAGTCGTATCCTGTTTTCATCAGGTATTCAGCGTTCGGATGACGACAGAAAAGTCTGAGGTATTCCATATACAGCAGAGATGTATGACTGCTTACTACTGCATACTTCATGCAGCTGTTTCTGATCGCTTCGTGATTTATAATGCAATAGCTGTTATCAAAAGTATAGCCATATCCCGACTGACAGAATACCGGCTCGCGGAATTCTGAACGTACTGTCCAAGATTTCCCATCGTCCTTCCCGTATCGAACTGCACCGTCTTTTGCGAAAACATACCTCTGACGTTCCACGATCTCTCCCTTTGAGTAGCGATGATAGCAGCGTGCGAAAAGTTCATTGCCGTTAGTCAGCATCACCACAAAATTCTGAGCGCCCCTGCCTTTCATCTGTTCAAAAAAATTGTCAGGCAAAGACGGAAATGAGTGCAGCAGATGTTCCTTGCGTTCCTTTTTCATTGCGGTCACCTCAGAAGTTCAGCAGCTCGTCCAGCGATATGCTGAGACTGCTTTTCGGTTTGCTCTTCGTCATGGTTATCGGCGGATCAATATGACCGTTATCGCCGCTGAGGTCGATCGTCATTCGAAAGTGAACGACTGCCGTTGGAAAGTAGAATTTAACCGCTTTGGTGTAAACTCCCAGATCAGAAATGCTGTCTCCGATTCCTCTGACTACTTTGTCAAGACAGCACTGGAAATCCACTCCGCTCTGCTCTATTGCCTGCTCAAACTCAGGCTCCTGCTCACAGAACTGCATCAACGCTTTTGCAGTTTCAGGAGCAACAGCTCGCTGATACTGTCCCACTATTACTGATGTGTCAAAATATCCTTTTAAATCATCCATTGACTTTTCCTCCTTTTATGTTAATGCGATTCCTCGCAGGCTACTAAGACTTTCATATTTCCTCCCATTCTCTTTTCATGCGATTGAGCCAATCCATCATAACATCATAGCTTACATACGAATCGTAGTTTATTACTCCGTCATATGTGTAACTTTCCACAACTCCTTGGGATTTACCGTTTATATGTTTGTGTACATTGATGTTAACATGGTTTGTATTGTTATTCCAATCAATTGATAAATAATAGCTGTCTGTTGCCTTTATGCTCATAGCCAGAGCTATGATTTTCAACATTTTTTCTTTAATTGTCATTGACTTTTCCTCCAAAGTCTGCTATAATAGCAGTGTAAAAGATTTTGTTTTGTTTTTTGCCCTTGTTCCTGCAAGGGCGTTTTTATATATTGAACATAAGCTGATTGCTGTGACGGGATTCAACAAGAGAATTCATAGTTTTTTTAGAAAGCCACGCTTTTTCGCCGTTAATATATGGTTGTCTCCAAAGAAAACCAATCCAGTCAAAGACTTCTCCGAAGCCGACTTCATTCATCCAGAAATTCCACTCAGCAGGATTATTTTGATAAAGCAAATCGAATCTGTGAGGGCGTGTGCGCTCTTTCTGAATACCAAAACCGCACATTGAACAGCCTGTCCGCTGTGCTTTGGTTGTATAAAGCTTGCCGGAGATGTCATGTTCGATAGTTCCGTATACTTCCGGAACAGGAACATTCAAATCAAGTGCAAGCTGTAGCAAATCTTGTCTGCTGAATATGGCAAACGGAGCGGAACGAATTGTTGAAGCTCCGAAATAGTTACAGCCGTTTATCATCAGACTTTTTTGTCTGCGACCGCCTTCGGATGCCATAAGTCCAAGATATGGAACGGAGTTATTTTCTTTTGCCCAGTTGTCACAGGGCTTTTCTTTGAGATAATAACAGCACTTGTCAGAAACAAGGAAATCAGGCTTTAAATAGTTGACATTCTCGTTTTCGTTCTCATAACCGCCGAATAATTCAAGCCAACACTGGGACAGCTTCATGCGTGTATTAGAACGATTACCGCCGTAAGCCCCTGTCTCGCCTGTTATTATAGCGTGACGGACTGTCTTGTTGTCGTCAGACGGTCTTTGCAGAAGGCTGATTTTATTTGCTATTTCCTTTGAAAGTACAGGGAAACCAAATTCCTTGATAACCTGAACTTTGCTTTTAAGCGGTTTTAAACGAATGATTCCGAGTTGTTCATGAATCCTCTGGATAGACTTATCTTCCAGAGCTGAAACACTAACAGCAGGAACTTTAATACCGATAGACTTCAAGAACAGATAAAGAGTTATACTATCAAGACCGCCTACAGATACATGACAATTCAAGTCACGTTTTCCGCATTCTCGGTAAAATTCCCATGCTCTTATCTCTGCATAAGCAACTTTTTGTTCATAGGGTAATTGTTGTTTTACTCGGAAGTCTGCTATCTTCTTATCTGCTCCGATTGATTCCATGCGTTCTATTACGTTCATAAAATTTCTCTTCACTTCCTTATGCTTTTCCATAGCTCCTGACGGTTCTGTTTCATAATCCGGCGCATTCTCACATCCCTGTAAGCCTGAACTCTGAACCTCTCCCGGCGAGCTTCCGAACACTCCTCCGACCGTTTAAGGGCATAGGCGATAAGCCACATTCCGCAGTACATTTCAATCAGCACAAACAGTGCGGAAACTGTTGCCGTTAAAATATTGATCATTGTATTTCCACCTTCTTTCCTTTTTCGCCGGAACATATCCCGGACATTTATTCATAATATTTCATCTTCTATCTCGCTGTATTCCGCAAAATTCCACCCGGATGCAAGGTCGACCTTCTTCATCGCTTCATTCAGGCTTCTCACTTCTGCCGTCACGATCAACGGCTCTCCCCATCGGCTTCTTAACGTTATTTTGTAGCGTTTCATACTGTTTCCTCCTTTACATAAAGTTTATCATACCTACCGCCCTTGTTATCACAGATATCCTTAACAAGCTGTTCCTTGTTAAGCCCAAACAGTAAACGGCAGATATCATCATCTGTGAACTGTATTTCCGGATTTATAATCACTCTGCCTTTCGGCTTGAATTCGGAACTTGATTTTCGTCTTGGCATTTCTCATTCTCCTTTCTGATTTTTACTTATCAACAAATCCAACAAGGAAGAGCTGACCGTCAAAAGGCTTTTTTTCAACAAACTTGTCCGGAAGGTTCACTCCAAATTGATCGCATACTGTTTTCGCCATAAGAGCTATTTTCTCAGGATCGCTTTTCTGATCTTTCATAACACCTTTCAAGACTTTAATAAGGCTTGCAACTTCTCCGGCAGATGTTGATTTCTTGCCGTAAAGTTTCGGTGTTCCTTGAAGTTTATTTTCCATGTCATGAAATGCATTCACATACATTGCTGTAAAAGTGACACCTTTCTTTCCAGTAAGCTTGTTAGCTATCATCTCGCAGCCTTTTCGAGTTACAAGATAGCAGGGCATTGTCTTGTTTTGCTCTGTTGTGTAGGAGCTTTCGATAAAGAAATCGGTGTGTCCAATTTTGGACGCTCCTAAATATTCGCAGTATGTACGAATATCTCTGAGAAGTTTGTTGTGTTCTTTTCCAACTGCCTCCGCTACCTGTCGGCTGTCAACGGTTTCTATGCCGTTGAGGTTCGTTAATTTTAATTCATTCATGTTAGTTTTCCTCCTTGATTTGATTTTCCAAACGTATAATTTCTTGAACAGGTATATCCAAAATCTTTGATAGCCTATCAATAAATGTGATATCCATACGTTTTTGGCGCTCACCGTTTTCAATCTGACTATAATAGCTTTCTGAAATGTCAAGTTTATCAGCTATCTTTTTTTGTGTGAGTCTCTTTTCTTTTCGCAAAGATATAAGATATTCTCTCACTTTTTCACATCCTTTCTTTGCAGTTCGCAATTGATTGTATTTAAATTATAGCATTAACTTTGCGAATTGTCAAGTACTTTTCAAAAATTTCTTTACAATTCGCAAAGAATATTGACTTTGCAAACTGCAAATGTTATAATATAAATGAAAGGAGGGGGAATAATGGAAAAGTTGAAGGAATTAAGAAAAGAAAAAGGTATATCATTAAAAGAATTAGGCAGTGTAATAGGTGTTGCAGAAAGTACGATGTCCTTATACGAAAACGGAAAAAGACAGCCTGATTACGAAACCCTCTTAAAGTTAGCGGAATATTTTGACGTAACAGTTGATTATTTATTACGTGGAAATAGTAATTTTGAACGTTTGCCAGAGGAGTTAATCATACTTAACCGGAGTGCAAAAAAAATGTCACCTGAAAAAAGGAAAAAACTTCTTGAAATGGCACGTGTTATGTTCAAGGAGGAATTTGATGAGTCCTGATTATGAATTTGCTACAAACGCAGCATATCAAGAATTAGAGCATTATGAAGGAAGCTTCCCTAAGATTGATGTTTTTGAATTACTTTCCAAAGATAAAAACATTGTGCTAAAATCATACACGCAAGCAGCTGATTTTTTGCACTGTTCGCATAATGAATTTGCATATAGCATAGCTCAAAGTGAACATGGATTTACAGTTTCTGATATTGTTTCTAACAGGCATATCATATATTTCAATAACTTAAAAGATGAGAAAACAATACGATTTACACTTATGCATGAATTAGGTCATATCAGACTGGGGCATATAACTGATGATTCTATATCTGACAGAGAAGCGAATTGTTTTGCAAGAAATATTTTATGTCCCATACAACTTGTTGACGAATTCAAGCTCTCTACCGCTGAAGATTATGTTGAATGTTTTGGTATTAGTTTGCCAATGGCAAAGGCTTCATTAGCTAACTATCAATCCGACTTTTACTACATAAAAAAAGATCTTTATCAATCAGTGAATGATAAAGTCTATTGTTATATGACTGGTTATACATTATCTGAATTATATTCATAAAAGATCTGTATATAGGAGGATGTAATACTCATGTATAATGATACTAACATTAATAATAGAGTATACTTAATATACTGCGATATAGGCAACTATCGTCATTGGGTTAAAGAAAGCACAACACCTGAAAAATTCTTTAGTAACTTTGATAAGCTTATAAATGCACTTAAAGAACTTGCAACTATTAATTATGAGTTTTTAAATCCTACACCAAGTTCTGAACTTAATGAATTGCAGGAAAATGAACAGAAATACTATCAAGACTTTTTTCAAGAAGTTGGATAAAAACTGTTTCAGATGCAGCTAAACTGAAAACTGATAAAGGGAAATCAAACAAAATATACTCATTTTTCCATAATATTGAACCTTATACAAAACGATTTTCAAAAGAAACTTTATTG